GAAAATACTTTTAAAAATTAAAATATTAACAAGGTTAATTAAGTTAATTTTTAACATGGATTCTCATAAAGCTGTTAAACAATACATTTTACTTTTTGAGACAATCAGAAATAAATCTGGAATTAAATATGCAATTAGATATTTTAAAATATCTAAACTACATATAACCCGGTATATTTCTGGTAATCCCTTAAAGCAAAATGAAGAAGGTGTTTCTCTTGATAAGGATTATTTCCCTAAGAGATTAAACCTCTTGAAGGCACTTATTGATAAAGGAAATCTTAAGGTTGTATTAACAATCTTAGGATATACTAGATCAATAATGCCAACAAAGAAGGAATCGTTAACTATTAAAGCTAACTTTTCATCGATAACAGACCCTTATAAAGGAAAGGAATATACAATTCCAGCTTCTTTTATTAAGGATTTTGTTAAGAATTTTAATCTCTCATCGAGTAATCCTGTATATTCAGATAAAGATCATTATGTTAGTATGAAAGGTAGTCCAAATGGACCATCAACATACTCTTCACTTTGATCAATGATTTACCTAAGTTATCCTCAACTAGATTACATTTGTAAAATAGTTGGTGATTACTTTAGTAAGTTATCTGAATTATACACCTTTTCATGAAAGCAAGGTGATAAACTGGATAGAACATTACGTTCTTCCGGTAAATTATCTATTATTAAAGATCCTGAATTAAAGTTACGAGTTATTGCAATGTTAGATTATACATCACAATTTACTCTTCGTCCTATACATGAGAATATCTTAAATAAATTAAGAAATTTCCCATGTGATAGGACCTTTACTCAAGATCCTAATCATTCATGAAGAGATGATCAAGAGAAATTCTTTTCTTTAGACTTATCTAGTGCAACTGATAGGTTTCCAATTGAGTTGCAAACAAAATTATTAATGTATATTTACAATAATAATTATGTTTTAGCCCAATCTTGAAAATCTCTATTAATTAATAGAAATTTTCAAATATTGAACCAACCAAATGAATATGTTAGATATTCAGTTGGTCAACCAATGGGGGCCTACAGTTCCTGAGCAGTCTTTACCATTACACATCATCTTGTTGTGCAATATGCCGCATATTTATGTGGTCATATTACATTTAATGATTATATATTATTAGGTGACGATATTGTTATAAAAGACAATAGAGTTGCCAATAAATATATAACATTAATGACAAGATGAGGTGTTGATATATCTAAAACAAAAACACATGTATCATATGATACATATGAATTTGCTAAAAGATGGATCAAAAATGGTAAAGAAATAACAGGTTTACCTTTAAAGGGATTATTCCAAAATTGAAATAATCCCTTTATTGCCTATACAGAGATTTACTCATATTTGAGTAAAATTTCTGTTGGGCATGGTAATACATTAGATCTAGTAGCTAAGTTGTATGATAAATTACCTTATAAACTTAAAGGAAAAGTGAGAAATCACTCATCTTTTAAAGTTTATAATTTATTATATGACTTCCACTTTAGTATGAAATACTCATTTGGGAATCTTACCTATGATGAATTTAGAAATTACATCATGAGTAAAAATCCCTATGAGAGTTTCATCATGCCACCAGTAGACCTATTTCCCTCATATATGAAGGAGATACTATCTGATGGACTAAAGATGGAGGCTGCTAAAGTTTCCTCTGAGATCTTAAGACAATATGATATCTTTAATGAAAAATTTAAAGATTCATATGACCTTAATGATTTGTCAGTATGACCTCTTTTGCATGGATTCAAAAACCATTTATTAAATCTAAAAGAAATAATAAAGGATTATGAAGATGATTCAATTTC